TGTTACTCCATCAGCAAGCAAGAAAGGAACTACACCTGCTTTCAAACATATGGGTGAAAAATTGCCATTGGACAAATAGAATGGCAATGCTGATAGATAGATTGTATGAACTGTTGAATCAAGTGTTGTATATGAAACTTCATAACTTCCACCAATGTTACCCCATTCAGAACCATCATATCCTTCAAAAATATTTTCGGTTGAATTGAACCGAAACATTCCAGATTCAGGTAATGGAATATTATTATCACGCTGAGTTGTTGTTCCTTGAGGAATCTTAATATAGTCACCCTCAAGTTCTACATTTGCTACCTGTTTTACCTGATATGGATAACCTAGATAAGACATTATGCTACATCCTCCAATACGGAAACAATTGCATCAACAGTTGCTGCAGAAGCATAAACACGAACCTCATCATCTCCATTCAATACAATTTTTTGACCAGATATAACTTTGATTGTTGATCCAGATGGAAGAGGTGCATCTTTGACAATATGATAAGAAGCATTTGCAGAAGAATCATAAAGAACAGCACTTGCTGTAATTGCACTTGTGCCTGTATTTGCAATGTCTAATTCTATAACAATTGAATTGATTTGAGAGCCATTGTTTGCGGTATAAAGAGTTGTCGGTGATGATGGATTTGTTGATACGCCTGAAACACCACCATTCTTAAAATTATTTGCCATCTATAAATTCCTTGCTTCTTATATTTATGTCAACTAAGTGCAATTGATATTGCGATTGAAAATCCTTGATCAGCAATAACCAAAGGTGAACCATTAGACAACTGTGTTAAATTTCCAGATATTGTCACATCACCAGCAATATTTAAATTCTCTCCAATACCAACACCACCAGCAACAATTAATGCACCTGTAGAACTAGAAGTTGATCCTGTTGTTCCATTTATATATGCAACACCATCAAGATATAAATCTTTCCATGACTTTGGAGAAGAACCTATATCATAGGTATTATCAGCATCCGGAATTAAATTGCTTGCAAGATCAGCCACTAATGTAATACTATCTGTATCTTGATTACCTAGTTGAAGATTTCCATTAATTGTCACATCACCAGTAAAAGTAGAATCACCATTTACTTGTAAGTCTTGTGTTACAGTAGTTGTTGCACCACTAAAAGTATATGTACCATTCATGATATTATTGACATCTGTGACCAGACCTTCAATAGCACTCTGAACAGTATTATATGTTGGTGTTAATGCTGGAACTGAACCTGTTATTCCTGATTCAAAATCACCAACATCAGTTGCAAGTTCATTAAATTCTACTCGCCATTCTTCAAAGGTAAAACTTGCTGGAGCGTTACGATTTGCCATTTGTATTTTCTACCATTTTTAGTAAAAGTGAACGAATCTCTTTCATTTCATTCTTTAGAATATTTATATCTCTTATTGCATCCCTAAGATCATCATTTTTCTTCTTTGTGATTTTAGAACGTCTTATTGCTGCTTCATATGCAGCAAAATTTGTATTCACAATTGCATTAGAATTAGAATCTCTTGCAAGATCAGCATATCCTTGAACTTCAATAAGATCAGTCATTTTCTTCCTCTTATCACAGTGCCAGAGCAATAGCTCTTAAATCTTTAATTCTTGGAGGTTCACAGGAATTGGTTCCTCGCATTCTCAATTTAATTGCAAAGGCAATGAATTCATCCAAACCATCTGCGGTATATTCTCGTTCAATAAAATCATCATAAGTGGTTGATGAGTTTACAATTGTATCTGGTGTACCATCAACATTAAAATATGTCCAGCCAATCTCATCAAAATCACTTGCATCATCTGATCTCAATATTTTATACATTGCATCAATATTAGCAGAATCTAATTGAACCGCATCAAACAAAAGTTTAATTGCTGAGGCAGGTGTTTTTAACTGCACCTTCTTTGTACAATAAATTGCTTCAAGACTATCACCATCAGGTTCTATTGGTTGAACGAAATCATCTGAAGGATAAACATTAGAACTGGAAGTAACATTATTAAGTCTATTAGCCACGGCAACTAATGTTTTCTTGTCAATATCAATTATTGGTGATAAATTCTCTCTTTGTGTTTGAAGTGTGAAAAACAAATTTAATGATTTTGTTCCAGATAATTCATTTGTTTCATTAATATCAGAACAAATTAATTTAGGATCTGTGAATACATAATTGTCATTCAAAGTAATGGTTTTTGCCTGTGATGTAACATCTTTGGTAAAACTTGTTTGAGATCCATTTACAGAAGTACCAGATGTTCCTGCAATCTTCAAACTTAAACTTGTATCTGGATGTTCAATCACAGAGAACAAAGTTTGTATTTGATCAGCAAGAGCATTCTCTGATGCAGTAACAGCTGTTCCTCCACCCAATCCACTAGAAGTTGCATTTGTGCTTACTGTGATGGTATAAGAATCAATTTCAATATTGCTTATTGCGGTATGTGTAGTATTAATTTCGGATAATGGAATACCATTCAAAGAAGTTCCATTGTCAGATGTCACTCCAGAAATGACTACATTATTTGATGAAGAATACATATGATGGTCACGATGATAAATCTTGACTACATTACTTCCAGAAAATGTTCTGATTGGATCTTCTTCTAATGTCTTGACAGGCAAACTGTCATTCACAAAATTAACAATACCTGTTGCTGTTGTATCAAATGAAGCACGATATAATGTGAACTTTAAATCTTCAAAATCAAAAGCTGTCCATGTTGAAGCATTTTGAGATTTAAATAATACACCCAAGAATGGTTGTTCAGAAACAAGTCGATTGGTTCCTACATCCAATTCACCCATTCTTGAAATCCATGTAAGATACTTGTCAGAGTTTGAGAAGAGAAGAATACAATATTCTTGACCTTCTCTTAAATAAACAGGACCATCAAAAGTAACTGTTGTTGCAACAGTTGCATCATCAGAAATATTAACTTGACTTGGTTCTAATGTCTTGGATGCAAAAGGTAATACTCTGGGAGTAGGATAACCATTTTCCATTTCTCTAATTTCACAAAGAACAGGAATATCAGCATCTTTATTTTGAAAATAAAGATCAATTTTAGTAATGTATTCACCGCCTACTGTAGAACATACAAATGATTGAGCAAGTGGATCACCCAACCATCTTGTTGTTACGAATTCATTTACCACTGTATCATTTACTGATACTGTTCTTGAAACACTCCTAGATTGACTCGCATTAGTTGTCACCACTCTTGCATTTCTAGTGGCTATAATCGTTTCTTGTACGGTGTTTAATATTCCTGTTGCAGAATAAATTACCTGTGCAAAAGACTCTACACCTGTCTCACCATTTTCACTGTCTGATGTAAGTCTAAATAATCTGTCTCCAGTTCTAAATCTTGGGTTTCCATTTACATTTGGATCTGGAATGGCAAATATTCCAGAAACTTTACCTGCTGCTGAAGTTATCAAATCACCACCTTGAGAACCACCAGAAGGTGTTACAAAATTAGTAACATTAGTTCTGTCAAAAAATGGATAAACTTTGGTGAGAGGTTTCATTCCTTCAGCCGTAAACGTAACATTTCTTGATCGTATAAATGGAATTAATGCTTGTGATAAAATCCTATCACCCTGTGATTCTCTGTCAATTTGTTGAACCACTGAAGTTGTTATACCTGATCTGGATTCGGATCCACTTTGAGTTACTACGGTTCTATTAACGGTTTGATTTGTTGTAAATTGAGTTCTACCCACATTTATAGAACGAACAACTCTATTAAAACTACTAGCACTGGCAGAGGTTCCTCCCCATTGTGTCTGCCATGCATTCCAAACTGTGCCAATAGCATTTCTATTTTCTGCAAGAACAGTATTAAAATTTCCTTCACGATTAATAATTAAATCTGGAAGTCGATTTACTTCAAACCATTCATCTCCAGATGGAGAAAGAACACAAGTTCCTGTCCAAGAGAAATTTAGAACAGGATTGAGATTTTCAATACGAGTAGCAAATGGTTGTTCAATTGATGTTACATGTTGATATGGAAGAGTTAATATATCTCCAGTCTTTTGATAGAAGTTATTGGATCGTTCTAAATCCGTAGTATTTTCTTCAAGTAAAGTAATACCCTTCATAAAATATTTTGGTCGCAGTTCTTTATTTTCCATATCAATGGAACATCTATAGTCTGGATGAACAACATCACCAGTAGAATGTCCAGCAAATCCGTCAACCAAAAATCCAGATTTAAATCTTGTAAATCCTTCATTATCAAGAACTTCAAATGTTTGTGCTTGTTTTTCTAAAAGATTTAGCGCAGTATAATATTCAATGTTAGAAATTCTTTTTTCTAATCTTCCAATATCTGCAGCTGAATATTGTTTACTTACCTCTTTCTCAGAAGTAACATTTTTTATATCAACAACAAATGGAGAAAGAGCATTTTCTGCAAGTTTCATTGCTCCTTCTGGTTGTTTTGGTGGAGTTGGATTTTCTGATGGCGTTCCTAAAATTACTTTAAATTCGCCTTGTGGTGTGATAGTAAATCCGTCAATTCTTCCGAGATAGAATTCAAAGTCATAGCCAAAGTTTGAATTGTCTTTTGGTATGCTAGTAACAGATGAACCTGAACCAGCAAATTCTCTATTCTCAAAATTAAAAGAATAACTTGTAACTTTTTTAACTGTTTGTGATTGTATTGTTGAAGATGTTGTTGTTGAATCTTTAACTTTAGGTCTGAAATCAACAGTATCCCTTAAATCATATTCGCCTGTTGGTTGTCTTACTTCTGGATCAACTCTTGTGGCTGAATAAGTTGGTATTTCTTTATAGTCAATAGAAGAATAAGAATCAACAGTGAAGAAATCACCAGTACCATGAGAAAAATAATCAAAGACTACAAGCAATCTACCGACTGGACTACTAATACTTGGCTTTCGTATGATTCTTGCTATGTCATAATAATTGTCACGTTGTCCAGTATCAAAAACAAATCTTCTTGTAATATTTTTTGAACCACTTGTAAAAGTATCAAGAACTGCCGTTTCTCCACTTTCAAATCCTGTAACAGTTTCACCTGAAGAAAATGCTATATCATTTAATGGAACAATAGTAATAGGAGATGTTCCATTGACAACTCTTGCCTTTGCTCCTGATGTTTGTCCTGTTAAAATCTCACCCTTTGTGAATACACCAGAAGAAGAAGATGTTGTCCATTGAGGAAGAACTGGATCAACCGCAGGATCATCTGAATCATAAACAGCATGTAATGTTAATCCATCTGCTACACCCAAACTAATATCTTTATGATGTGCGGATGTTCCATATTCAGCAGATCCTCCTACACCATCATTATCAACAAGAACCAGTGACATTCTATTTCTGGTTTTTGTTTTTTCAGAAACAACTGATCTTGTGACTGTGGTTATTAATCGTACCTTTGCAGCATTACCCAAAACAGCAGCAGATGTAATAGTCAAAGTATTACCAGTATTGACAACTGTAACATTGGAACTATCTAAATTTACAATATCACCAACTGCAGCAGATCCACCAGCACCTGCTGTAAGAACTGTTAATACATAATCAGTATTATCAACAGCATTAAATACTTCATTTGCTCCTAGTGTAAATGTAACAACACCAGATGCGGTTGATGTATCAATAAATGATCTTCTATTTGTTACAAACGAATCAGAAATTCCATTATTATTTGCTGTCTTCAAAGTTTTAATAGAAGACTTTTGTAATTTTCTTAAAAGTATATTTTTATTCTGATCTACCAATCCAGCACGTTTTCTTGTAGCTTCTACAGATGTAATAGCGTTTGTGAGAGCAGATGAAATTGATAATTGAGTATCTGATGTAACCGCAGTAATTCTTCGTTCTTCCAGCGCACCATTAGATCCAGAAGGAAATGCAACAATATCACCAACTTCTAATTCATTCAAAAACGATGTTTGAAAACCATTAACAGTTGTTCCGCTAGTATAAGAAACAAATCCAGATAATGTTAAATTAGTTCCTAGCAAAATGTCTGCGGTGAAATCAACTGCACCATTCATGTACACTTGTTTAACCTTACTAAAATCAAAAGATGACACACTAGAAATAGTAAGATCATTATTGCTAACATCTTCAATCAATTCATCAGATTCGGCAGAAGAACTAATTTTTAATGTCTCTCCATTAATAAAATTACCAACAACACTTGTAAGATAAAGATTGGCACCAGATGATTCAGAAGAAACATAACCGATAGTACCTGATTGAGACCCTGTTACCTTTGCACCTGTTACAATAAGTGCTGAATCAATAGTAGCACTCATCACAACTTTAGTGAACATTCTAATATCAAACAGATATAATTTGAATGATGTATTTGTATTTGAAGAAGAAACTAAAGAATCAACAGATGTTCCCGTATTGTTTTCAAAATGTTCAAATGCTCTAGCTCTTGCAAATCCAATTCTTTGTCCGGAAGAAGATCCTCTTGATGTAGTTCTTGTATCATATAAATCAATCTGTCGATATGGTTGATCAATCTCACCACTAATAAATGGTGAGATTTCTGGTGCATTGTAAATGTTATTTACAATCACATAGTTTCCAACTTCAACAGGAGTAATTCCACCATTGTATTCTTCTGAAGTTCTTGGCTTAGGAATATCAATAAATTTTGGAGCAATGGTTTCTACAAGATAACCATTCACATATGCTTTACCTGGAGATACTTGTATAGTAAGAAAATCGTCAGATGCTACATTACCACTTTCAGTTGTTACACCAGATTCATAAACTCCATTGTTAAATCCATCATTTAAAGTTTCACGAATTTGTACATCAAATGGTTTTACAACAAAATCTCCGGATTGGTCAAATGTTCTTTTTGCCATTGCTTCTTCAAATACTGAATATTCAGTACTTCTTGCTTTTTGTTGCAAAACTCCATTCTTCAGTCTAATCAATTCAATAAAGTTTTCATCTGACTCAGAATCAATAGGAAGTTTTGCTAACGTAGCAGTGATTTTTAATCGGTGAGCACCTTTGGCATTTAGATTGGAAGAACCTTGTGCATTATCAAGAAGTGATGTATCCTCTTCTGGCGTCTCCAATGTTTCAGTAATTGATAATCCAATTCTATAAGTTGGAGTGTTTGTATATTTGTCAAGAATAATTCTACTTGTGGGAACCTGAACAAAATGTCCTCTTACAAAGAAAACACCTTCTTGAATATTAGCTGAAGAACCTGTTGCTGTGGCATTAGTTGTAGCAAGAGAAGCTGAATCAATACCTATACCAAATCCACCTACAACAGTATCTGATGATATATTCTCACCATCAACAAATCTTGTTGTAACATTATCAGATCCTGTTTTGATGTATTTTACAAAGAGAGTAATAGGATCTGATGTTGTTGCTTGTTCCACCATAATAACTTCAGCAACTACACCTGATGTTGTTCCTGTAATTCTTGTACCAATATATTCATCTACATAATCCGTAATATCATTAGAAACAAATGTTGATTGTAATTTTACAGCATAAAAATCATTTGTAAATCCTACTGTTCCTGGAATAATAACAGTGCCTTCTTTAAAGACATGTCTTCCATGTCTTTCAATTTGATTTTGAAGAATAGTCTGAAGTTGTGTTAGTTCTCTTGCTTGTACTGCAAAACCAGGACGAAACAGTACACGATGAAAATTTTTATCTTCAGAAAAATCATCATAATACGGATTTACATTTAGATTGGTTTTTTCCATTTATTCTTTTCTCTCTTTATCAGAATTCAACAATAATTTTAATATCTTCAGATTGATCTGCAGCCCTTGAAATTGGTCTTCTCTTTTCATTATATATTATTTTTCCGGAATATGGTTCTAATTCTGGATTGGCATATCCACTTGTAAATGTAACAGTATTACCATTTGTTAAAGTTACAGTCTCAGAAGGAGTATCAGAATCAGGAGTGCCTGATGCTCCTGAACTTGCGCCTGTGATTAAATTTTTCCCACTAAATGCAACATATGTACCATCAGATTTTAATCCATGATCAGCATAGCGCTCTTGAACAAAATAAATTATATTATTTGTTGCATCCCATTCAACAATTTTTCCTACTGCACCTGTTGTTGATTGCGTGATTTTTTCATCAATAGTAAAATCTGTTACTGGAGCAGCTGCAAGTTTTACAGCAAAAGATTGTCTTGCTGTTGAAAGAGCAGAAACATTACTTGTTCCATATAAGTATGGATCAACAACAATTCCTACTTCTCTGAAATCATTTGCAACCGTAAAATCATCTCCCTCTGCCTGCAAAAGTTTTGCATTCATCATAACATAATGTGCACCTAATTCATATGCTGGATTAGATCCATGACCACCCTTTGGGGAAATGATTGGTATAACTGATCCACCAACTCCTGAACCTACTGTAGAAGCAGATGTTAATCCAGTGTCACTATATACATCCGTCAAATCAACATTTCCAAAAGTATATCCTGTACCCTTATTAAATACTTCTGTATAACCTGTGCTTCCGAATCTTTGAATAGCTCCACCACTAATAACAATCTTTACAATACCATTAGAGCCATCACCATCAATAGGTGAATAATATGTTCCATCAGTGTATCCTGAACCAGCAACAACTTTTACAACTTCAACAGCACCGTCAATTGCGGCATTAACAACCGTGGTATCAGATTCAACTGGAATAAAATCATTTGTCAAGAATTTAGTTATTGCAGAACTTGACAAAGTATACATGTATTTAATATAATAACCACCCAAGAAAAAAGGAGTGGTTTGTGTAGATGTAGGTTCGGCACCAGAATATGGTACTGTTCCACCTGCATTGTCGAGAACTTTATAAACTTTATTTTCAGAAGTCATAAAATAAAAATCTGACTCCCAAAGAGAAACTTCTCCTGATGTAGCAGCATTTGTTGAACTAATATTGTGCTGATACATATCGTAGGTTGTATCGTTCGCCCACGTTTTTCTAGCTACAACATATCCCACATCTGTTGAAGAAATCAACTTGGCAGCTAGCATTGCATCCCATGCACGAAATTCATTTACAATATCGTCATTAGGTGCTGGTGGAGTATTATCATCACCACCTGTTGTAGATGTTGAATATGCAGAACTTTTTCCTATAAACAAATAATAATTATTGGAAGAAGTTTCAGAGAATGATTCTAAAAATTGTTCGGCATTATGTTGTCGAAATTTTTCAGTAATAATTGCAGACATCTTATAATCCTTTTCTTTATATTTATATCTTATGGCAAGGTAGTTACAATAATTTCAGAAGGAGGTGGAACATTAATCCTTGTTGTATAAGCACTTTCTGGTATTCCTAATTCTTCTGTTTGTAAGAATCCATCACCATCTTCCAGAATAACTTTATCACCATTTCCTCCTAATCCTTCATCTAGTCGAACATAAAAATAAGATGAAACAGAATCAATTGTATAATTACTAAATTGTTGAATGGTATAAAGGTCTCTTGTCAAGTTTGTTGATGTTGTAACTCTTGTTCCTGCTGGATCTGGATAATTTGGTATTACCGTTGATGATGTTATCACAGGAATAGCAAACGCATACTTTGGCAAGTTTGCCAGCGGCATTCCTTTGCTAAACGAACCACGATTAGTATCCAATCTTACAATCGTTTGATTCCTGAGCGTCACATCTCTTTCACCTGATGCTAATGACAGTTTAGCATTTGATGGATTTGTTGAAGGTGAGGTGTCCGTAGTAGTTCCAAGCCTTCTACCGAATAATTTAGTATAGAATACATCATAATTGAGAACAGGTATTTGCGCTCCTGTCTCGTCATTAGTAAAGAATACGATTACTCTTGGTGTAGCTCTTAACAAAGTTGAGAAAGAAACTTCACCAAAAATATTCCATCCAGCTGGATGAACTGCCTTTCTTAAACTACTTCTCCATTCATTAATAGACTGTCCTATTCTAACAACATATGAAAAATCTTGATAGTAATAACTATCTTGAAGTTTCATATTATCATTAGAAACCTTACCTCTTTCATTTACAAAATTACCAACTGTTGTTCCTATTGTTCCAACTTGTGTTTCTGCTGTTCCAGTTCCTGAAAAATGTACTTCAGCTGAACCAGCAATTCCAAGAATCGTATCACCCTTTTTAAAATTTACTGAAGTATTTAATCTTAATAATCTAAGATCAGAATCATAATCAATAACACTTCCGGAATGACTTGTAAGAATATCACCTGCTGAAAATGAACCTGTAACATTTTTTACTATTAAATTTCGACTCAAAGATGTGGCAGGAGCAGAAGTATATTGTAATCCAAAATTTGTTACAGCTATTCCTTGAGCATGTCCAACTCCTGGAGTTTCAGTAGATACAGCAAAAAGACTAGCATTAGAACCACCAACTGTAGTAACAGAAACTTTGGGTAATTTAATGTATCCACTACCAACATCAATAATTTTTATTTTTGTAATCTCGCCTCGTTCATTTACGGGCAATGTATCATTTTCTAATATAATAGTGTCTTCTTCATTTTCAAGCGTCAAGAAATCATCATTGTCTAAATTTCTCTCCAACTCCAAATATAAATTATCTTCTGATATAATATATTCTTCATCTTCTGTTATCAAATGAAATGGATCAGTATTTTCTTCAAGTGTAATGGATCCACCAACCACAACAATCTTAGCAAGCGCATCCTTTCCTTCCGTATTTGTATTATTAAAAGAAAGATATTCTCCGATAGCATAACCACTACCGCCACTTTCAATCATGATTTCATCAATACTACCAGAACCTATTGAATCAATTTTAGCAAGTACAGCATTATTACCTGTTGCTTCAAAAAATACTTTATCATCTTGTTCATAATAAAATCCTGATTGTGTAACATTAGAATCAGCAACAATACTCTGAACTGTTGCACTAATTTGAATATCAATTGTATTATCAATACCATAAACAGTATCATTTACATTGAATGTTCCATTTATACTGTCAGGATCTAAACTTAATTCAGCAACAAGATTATTACCTTCTCTAAATTTTACAACTGTAATTACAATTGCACTTGACACAATATTTTCAGAAGCATCAAGTGTATAAATTGTTTCACCAATTAAATTATTAAAATCAGAATTTCCATTTTCAATCACACGCATAATTTTATCAGAAGACCATACACCATCTGAAGCTCTAAGAATATTATCTTTGGGATAAATTATAGTTGCTTCTTCATCAAATAAAATTCTGAAAAATAATTTATGTCCGTCTTCGGTTCCCTTTGCAGCATAAAGGTCTTTAATATTTTTAATCAGTTTTCTTTTTGATAATCCAGACGCAAGAGTGCTAGGAAGGGAATCCATGTACGCATCACGAAACTGATCCAAGAATTTTGTTACTGTATAATCAACATCAACATAGTCTAAAAATTGTTGAATGTTCTGTACAGGATTTGCTTGATATGAAACAACAATTGTTTTTGCACCTGAAGATTGTCCTACTATCTCTTCACCTGGAATAAACAATTGTTGCGATGTAATAAACAAGCACGAATTATTATCAAAATCATCAACAAGAACTTTTGCAGTAGCTTTTGAAGTTTGGCCTACAATTGTTTCACCAATTGTAAACTTTACTTCTGATTCTTCTAGTACAATTTTTTCAGTGGTTTCATCTAACAAATAATTTTTAGTTTGTGTTTCAAAAAGAACATAGCTATTAGCACCAGATATGACAAGTTTACCAGATTCTAAAAATTGATAATAATATTTTAAGAATTGAATAAATGTAGAATGATCGGACTGAATAAACTCAGGAAATTGAGTTTGTATCTGTGATGATATTTTATTTTGAATAGTAGAACTCATCTCAATACAATACTCCTGTTGTTGTATATCCTGATCCTGCTATGGATCCTCCAGTTTCAATTGCATCCACCTCACCTGTTATGTTTAAGGTATTGGTATCAATTTCAATCAATTGATTTCTTACAGGAGCAACATCATATGAATTTGGTATTAAAACTATTTCAATTGTGCCATCAGAATTAGAAACAGATTCAATGTTCAATGCAGATAAAATCAATTCACCTGTAGCATAATTAATTGTTCCTGCAGCATTGTCAATATAAGTTCTTTGTGTTCCAGAAACGAGATAATACAATCTTAAATTTCCATTACCATCGTCATCAATATAAACAGTATTAGAATTACTAGCAATCACAAATCCAGTTGACTGAGTGATACCTCCAAACATTGCATTATGCCCAGCATGTGGATGATACAATGCATTAGAAAACTTTATGATATATTGTTGTGTAGACTGATTGATGATAGGTGTAAATTTCTTTTTCATTTTCACACGCATCACATTTGATAATATAGAAGTATCTGAATTATCAATTAATCTTGATAGCTTTGAATATCTAAACACACCATCAAACTTTTCCAAGTCAACATCACTATAATTAGTAATTGTATTTCTGACTATTGTTTCAAGATCATTTTTAGTTTTGGTTGTTTTGTTTGAATTGTATTTGAAACTACAAACAACATCAAGGTAAGTCACTTCCGGATTTAAAATTGTAACTCTGACTGAGGCAATATTATATTTGTCCAAACTTGTGATAATGGTGTTCTTTTGTGATTCTGTCAGATTAGAATTATTTGGTGTTTTAATGGAAGCAAAAACTTCTCCATATTTTGGAGGATCATTATCTTCACCACCCCATACTTGAACAGATTGAGCTCCTGGATATACTCTAGGAATCAACAGTTTATAATCTTCAACTGTTACTGCTCTACCCTGAGAAGAAAAATCAAGAGGCGCATTATATCGAATTGATTCTAAAATTTCTGGTTCTGCACCACCTGTTGCTGCAGCAACTGTAGAAACAGTAATGTTAGCAACACTATTAATATCTCCTGGAGGAGAAAATACACTAGCTGAATTTGCAGCAGTTTTATTTGTAACAACATATTCAAGAATTACAATATTACCGTCCGACAATTCTTGACCAACCACACCATCACCAAAATAAACTTGAAACTTGCCATCTTCTGTTTCTTGTAAAAAATAAGATGCCTGATCTCCAGTAACTGTGGTGATGTCTTCTGCCAAATTATATACTGTTGTAGTTGTATCTGAGGATGAATTTTGTACCGAAACATTTAGTGTAGTTGTATCAGCACGGTCTGATGCCAAAATAAATCTTTGATCTACATTTGATTTATCAACAGTATATTTTGTTGTGATTAATGTGCCTTCATACAAAGGCACATTGGTAAAAGTCAACAATCCATTTAATCGACTAATTGTATAATCTGAATTTGTAACAAATGTATAATCAACTTCATCAACTGATGTTGTAAAGACAGAACCTTTTTCCAAGGTTGCTGTGACTAATGTATTATTGTTTAATGTAACATTTACATAAGCAACAGGTGCACGAGCTGACCTAGGTGTATATCCTAAAGACTTAGCATGAGAAACAACAGAAGAACGTAAAAGAGCACTATCTAAGAATGCCTCATTCATGGACATGTTCACATTGTATGCTAAATAATGTGTGTTGTATGCCAGAGTGTCCAGAAGAATATTCATTCCTGAACCTTCAAAATCATAATCGGTAAATTCAGTTTGTGCTTTCAGAAATGTTTTAAGATTAGATTTTATATCATCAAAATCTAATTCTGTTACCTGAAATCTTCTTGGATTGGTTGCCATTTTTTATCTTGCTCTCTGCAATATCGTTTCTAATGTTACTAATTCAGCAGGTGTATTAATGACAAAAAATTCAATGGTAATAATATATTCATTTCTATCAGAATTATCTGTGACAATCACAGAACTTAAATCAATTCTTGGCTCATAAACATTCAATACACTTTCTATTTGTGATTGTAAAATATCAATAACAAAAGGTGAAACTGGTTCAAATAGTAATTCACGAACACCAGCAAATATTTCGGGATGAAATGGTTTATCAAACTTATTTAAATTTACAAGATTGCGTACACTTCTTTTGACGGATTCTACATCATACAATCTTTGTATATCTTTCTTGACAGGATGTGCTAGAAAATTAAGATTAAGGTCTTTGTAAACTCTTGCACTTCTTTTTGAAAGATTAGTTGCTTGTGCATCTATGTAGGCGCTAGTTGACATATAAAATACTCCTACGTTTATTTATATCAATACATCCATGTATCTCGCAAAGTATGTTCATTCAATTCTTCCACCTTATCTTCATAATAAAATTCTTCACCAGTCTCCGGATCTATTTCTCCAATAACAATTCCACAAATACAACTAGCCATAAATTCTGCATTTTCATATGATACTGCACGAATCAATCCACCATAACGATTTACATTATAAAGGTCTTGAAATACTACTATATATTGTGTTCTGTTATCTCGTTTTCTTATTCTTCTTTTTGTTGCCATCTAACCTCCGGCAAATACGTTACCCGATCCTGCTGATACTAATGCTCCGCAAGCATATGTGTCACCTTGCCTTCCTATGTTTTTTCCGTTAGCAAATACCGTTCCACTATGTGATGCAAGTGGAGGTGGGTGTAATGCACAAGCGCATGGAAATGTATGTGGCTCTACAGCATCACCTGCTCTTACCACTCCAATACTATTTGCAAATACATTACCTGATCCCGCAAGTGTTCCTACTACAATTGGATCAACATCACATTCGCAATCATCTAATGGATCAGCATCACCAACTGCTGGATGCACAGTGAAGACTGGTTCAGTTGCTGCCATTCTTGCTACTGGTGGCATTATTTACACTCCAATCCACAAGGATTTACTTCATCGCATGTACATTCATCGCCACATTTACAATTTTTACATTTACATTTTGGATTATTACACATATTTTTTTCCTTAGTTTAGATTAATAACTCCTGCATCCATATCAATTTCTGGACCAGATGTTATTGTTATTTTTCCTCCTGCATTTGTTGTTTGTGTTGCTGAATAATTTTCAGCAACAGCACCAGTTACATTTGTTGTTTGTTTTGCATTATAAGTTTCTGTAACATCCTTTGTTACAGTTTCTGTCTTAGTGTCATTATAAGTTTCGGTAACTGCTTTGGTCACCGTTTCGTTCCTTGTTCCATTGACGGTTGTTGTGTGTGTATACTTGTCTTCAGTGGAATATGTTTCAATAACATTTCCTTTTACAGTTTCAGTTTTATTTCCGTCAACCTGAATATCCCAATCACCTTTAATATATGTCTTGCAATTTGAATCAATAGTCAGATTAACATCTCCTTTAACATTCACGAAATCTGTTCCGGCCACAATCGTATAATTGTTTGAAACTATTCTTGTTACTGAATTTCCATCAGCATCCCATTCTTGGAATGTTCCTGTCCGATGTTTACGATACATTCTTTCCGCAAAAGGAGTATCATCTATTTCAATAATATGTCCTGATTCTGATTCATAAACTCTATTATATGGATATTCAGTTTGTCTTCTTTTGATTGTAGGTGTTCTGTCTTCTAGAGTTTCAGCATTCTTGCCGCCAACAGCACCTTTATTTTCTGCAGCTTCTGTATAATATTTGTTATCTAAATCTTGTCCTTTAAGAGACAAATCAGATGCTTTGGGTTCGTTCCAAGTTGTGCTTGTTGATTCATTTACAGCATCAAAATATTTTTCTGTAAAATCTTTTTCCGCAGGAACGGCACCAACTTTTATGATTGGTGTTCCAAGTGCTGTAGGAACAGAAGATGTTGCTAGACCATCTCTTTCTGCTATTTCTGGATGAGGTTCTGTTCTTCCTCTTGCAAGGCGAGATGTGTCTTGTTCTCCAACTCTTGTTGGATACGGACCATAGTCAGGAGTGATTTTGTATTTTCCGATCTGCGGATCAGGTGCTCCTGGATCGTTTGGATCAGAAAAACCTTTTGCGGGATTTGGACCAGATGAGGGATAGCCTGGAAGTGCACCAATGACAACAGGTTCTTGCATAGACTGTGGATCTCTCCAGAAACCCATAACCCACATTCCAGGTGTCAAATTGTGCATTGCTCCGTAAGGAGCAGTAGGAGGAAGGATTACATGAGCCCATGGGAGATCATCGGTGGCAATGTCTTGAAAATCATCAGTGTGATAACCAAGACAACGTACCCGAACACGTCCAATTAAATCAGGATCATCACGGTCTTCAACAACACCAATCCACCAGACGAATCCATCCCGACCCATGAAATAAGAATAGTTGTCCATAAAAACTCCAAGTCTATGAACAACTATTTATATTCACAACATAGAAACTTTGTTCAAGATTTCTTTAACTTCTTCGGCCGTCAAGAAACCAACAACAGAATCATCTCCAGTAATGTGTTCTACTGAAACAAAATTATCATTAGAATCTAACAGTCCAACTTCATATAGTCCTTGATTGCCACCATATGAATGAATGTGACGAATGGTAGAAGTTGTATAACCGTTTTCAAAAGTTTTGATGTATTGCTCTGCCTTTGTGCCATCAGCAAAGTCATACATAGAAGAAAGATTTTGAAGTTCACCAAATTCATGAGTTGTCATTTTCTTCTCCTAAATCAGTTGGGCGAGTAACAGGAACAAAATATGTTTTCAAAAACCAATCTTCTCTGAAAGAAGAATAGTCAATGTCAGCATAATCTGTTGGAGGAATTGCTCCTTTGCGAATTCCAAATTCATCTTTGGAATACCGAAGAGCACGAGCGCAGCGAGGTTTGCGAAAGCAACTACGTTTGAAAAGAATATCGTGGCTTCTTGTTGTCCTTGACATATCTACTCCAAATAGTTTTCATAACTAATCAACACAAGAATAGAATACATCAAATAATTTTACATGTCAAGTTTTTTCTTCAAAAGATTCAACTTCTATCCAGAATTTGCAAAAGTTCAAAACAGTTTCGGTTATTTCTTCTCTCGGATATCCTTCGGACACCAACCATTCGGCAAATAATTCTTCCGAAGAATTTTCTCTCAAGGCTTCTGGCATCACCTTTGGGAATCCATACTTGTGACCTCTAGGCGGATCACACATCTTTTTTTGCAATGTTTTATAACCCATTTATCAACCAATGATTACCTGTGCCTGATATATCAGCCAACCAATTAGATTTAACTTGAACATCACTACCATAAGGATCATCAATATCTATTGGTGTTCCTTCAGCATCAACTTCTGTATTTATATCACTAGGATTAAACGTCAATTGAAATCCTGCATTACCGTAACTACCAGGTGTATTTGCACCATCAAAAAATTCTACGTTTGCAATAGCATCTCCTGGTCCAGGTTCAAGTATACCAAACCAAATTCTTATACTATTTGCAGGTCCTGAATAAGATGATGATTGTGGATAAACATCTATCTTACCTTCAAGAAATTCTTCTTTAATATACAACTGTTCATCATTATAATACCATTGCAATTTATTTGCATCTGAAGCGAGTGCATCATAAACTAAAACATGATGATTCCATTTATTTAAATAACTAATATCATCTTCTTCATGATGTTTGAATATACCTTGATAGTCATAGTCTTGATTGTTTCCACTATAACAAAAATTTCCTTCATAAATCTGAAAAAGAGAAACATTTTTAGAACCATCAATTGCACCATATATTCCAAATCTTGGTGTGCTTTGTTTGGTACTTGTTTTAACATACCAACTCAATGTATAGGTATTAAAGTTTGGTGTGTTCAATGGAACATGTTCATAGTATAATGAATCATTGAAATTGAGAAATGTGCTTGTTGTCATAAAATAATTGGTACGGGATGGAGGAATTGAACCTCAGTGGCACCACCCCCAAATTTGCCGACTGCTTATAAGACAGCTTGAGGGAACATCCCGCAAGAGCCTTATATAGATTTAAAGAAACTTCTACCCATCACCAGATAGTCTGCACCATTTTCAAATGCTTCTTCTGGTGTTGCAGTTCTCACCTGGTCTTGTTTTCCGTCATTTTCATTACGAATGCCAGGACAAATCTTTTTTAGTCTTGTAACATTTTTTAATAATTTTAAATCTCGTGGAGAACAAATCATACCCCAAAAATTGTACTTCTCCATAATCCATGTTGTACGATCATACATGTTACCAATCTCTTGACGATGAATAGAATTAGGATCATTATGATCCCAACTTGTCAATGCAGTAACACCAAGAAGTTTTATCTTATCAGAATACTGTTCAATGGCTTCAAACACTGCAAGATTATTATTCATATTGACAGTCACCATTTCAGCACCACTATCAATCAAGTGTTCAATAACATTACAAACAGTACTTGGAATATCGTATAACTTATAATCACAAAAAACATTATTATATTCTTTCCCAATGTAAGGATAAAGTGTATGATTCATTTTAAAACCATACACTTGTTGACTATATTTGGCAATGATTTCTCTTGCCATATATGGTGAATAATTATCAAGTGCAACAATAATCTTTGATGTATCCATTATTAACCTTGTCTATTACTACTTCTTTCAATTTTTCTGTCCAACAATTGTTGCAACAGCAGAGTATGTTCATTGAAAACATTTTTCATGTCTCCAAGAATTCTATTTGAATCAGTAAGCAATTCCCTAAGAGCCTTATCTGATTCGGTATCCTTGTCCATCCATAGTTTTCTTTCAACTTCATGTCTTTCCGTCAAGAATTTAATATACCAAAAACATGCCACCAGTGCAGCTAATGTCCCACCGACATCAACTAACTGTTTGATCATTTCGGTATCCATGACGCTCCTTTCTATCTACGCATTGATGCCAAGTCCTTTGCTACATTACTATTTATAACAGGCACTGCATTTGACTTGTGCATTACACCAATACCTTGAATTAAGTCTCCTGTATATTTATTAGATTGTTTCACTTTTGTTACAAGACCAATCTTGCCAAAAGAATTCATACTGGAAACTTTTTCAGTCTCTCGTTGATAGATAGGAACTTCTTGAGAAAGTGTGGATACTTTTTTTCTGGTGGGAAGAGATTTACCAAACCGATAAGCGACAAATTCATCAAAAGTCTTTTGCAGACTGTGACAATGAATTTGCCGCATCTCTTTATTATACTGCTTATGTTCACGTTGAAGTTTTTCAATTTCTTTTTTTGAAAACTTTTTCATAACAAATAAACTCCTTAGGCTCTTTGAAGAGAATAACGATCATCTATATCAATAATGTCACCTACTTTCAATTGCCGAACTTCTGGTTTGACCTCATCATCATAACGAAATATTTTACCAACATAATAATTTCCATGACTATGATCAATTAACCAATATTGTTTTCTAAGTCTACCTTGAATATCATCAATAGTACCAACTGATTCTGCAAACATATGCAACCCCATGTTAGGAATTGGTTAAAGTTTTATTTAGACTGACCTGTAATTCTCTCAATTCAACTGCAAGAGTAGTCTTCTCTTGAAAAATATTTTCGTATGCTACCCAATCATATCTCTTTCTTGCTTCTTCAAGTAAATGATTCAATGACTGAATTTTTTCTTGATGTTGTTTAATTAGTTCTTCTGTCATGATCCAACATTCCAAATTAAAGAACCTGGTGAAGCAAATTCTTTCACAAAAGGCCAAACTTTTGCA